CCGCCGAGCGTCAGGCCCTCGAGCAGCCAGTGCGTCACGACGTTGAGCGTCCCGTGCGGCGAGATGTACTGCACGACGCGCAGGCCGAACGTCGTCTCGCCCTGCTGGATCTGCAGCTTGCCGCGCGGGAACGTGTTCAGGACGTCGACCGCGAGCCCCGACGCGAACGCCCACTTCTCCTTCGCGCCGTAGCGGAAGCACGGGCGCAGCGCCGTGAAGAACTCGAGCTCGGTCATCGTGCCGCCCACGTCCGTGACGTTCGTCGTCACGAAATGGTTGAAGCCGCCGGTCGTGCGCCGCGCCTGCCCCGTGGAGGTGTCCTCCGACGGGTGGCCGACCATCAGCGCGTACTCGATGTCCTTCGCGTGCTCGATGCCCTTCTTGTTCGCCTGGTGATCCCAGTCGTCGCCGCCCTCGTTCTCCGAGTAGCGCTCCGTGTCGGTCGCGTCCCACTCCTCGCGGAAGATCTGCGTGTAGTTCGTGACCGTCGTCGGGTTGCGCGTGCGGGCCGGCTTCGAGGCGTCGCCCTCGGGCTGCGCCGTGTTGGCGATCAGGATCTCCTCCTGATCGTTGAGCGCCTGCGCCGTCGAGCCGACGCCGCGGACGACCGTGAGCGTGTTCGCCGCCACCGCCGTCACGCGCATCGACTCGCCGGTCCGCGGCACGTAGATGATGTTCTGGGCCTGGAAGTACGGGCCGTTGACGACCGGCACCGACGTGGCGACGTTCGTCACCGCGCCGACCACCTTGTCGAAGCGCGGATCGAGCTCGTCCTCCATCCACTTGAACTGCGGGTTCTTCGTCGACTTCTTCGAGATCCGCTTCGAGATCACCGTCAGCGGCGTCGCGTCGGGCTCGAGCAGCAGGATCTTGTCGGCCATGTCGATGCGCCGCTGGTCCGGGGAGATCGTGGTCGTGCCACGCTGCCCGGTCACGAGCGTGCCCGGCGCGCCGCCGGCCATCGGCGGGTAGGTGCCGTCCGGCCGGATCCATCGGTTCGTGCGAGGAGTCATCCTCGGGTCCTCTCTGTCGGGATTGCCCGACCGCCCGTCTACTTCGTGCCCAGCCGGAACCTGCCCTGCTGGCTCACCGCGACGATGCGGTCACCTGCCTCGTCGGTGGACGACTTGCCCTCCGCGGGCGGCGCTCCGCCACCGCGCTCGAGGGTCGCGCCCGGGGTGCTCCCGGCGGGAACCTCCGCCTGGATGCCCTGACGGCCGAGATCGGAGAGGAAGACCTGCTCGAAGAACCGCGGCTCGCGCGCCAGCTCGGGCATCCCGAGCCGCTGCGCCTCCTGAACGGCCATCTGCACGTACTTGTCCTGCTCCTTCTCGTCCTGCAGCATCGGGTAGCGCTCCTCGAGCGCGTCCGCCTCCGCCACACGTCGCTGATCCTCGCGCTCGGCGATGATCGGCGCCTGCTCCTCGCGAGCGATGGCCCGCATCATGTTCGCGAACTCGCGCATCTGCGCTTCCGCGGACACCTGGCCCTGCTCGTCGAAGTCGTCATCGGCGAACTCCAGCCCGAGCTCGCCAAGAGGATCCTCGTCCTCGTCCTCGTCCGTCTCCTCCGCCGCCGGCCGCGCCTGCTCGATGCGGTCCAGCCGCGAGCCGACGTCCGTCTGGAAGGAGTCGAACGCCGAAGTCAGCTTCTCGATCGGATCGGGTGCCGCGGCCTCGCCGCCGCCCTTCTCCTCGGTCGCCGTCTCCGTCGCCGTCTCCGCGCCCTGCTCGGCTCCGCCCGCCATCGGCGGGTACGTGCCGTCGCGGCGCATCCATCGGTTGCGTGCCATCCCGTCCTCCTCAGCCCATGTCCTGTGCAGCCTCGACCGCTCGGGCCGTGCTCTGCACCCGTTCGACTACGCGGCGGATGGCGGTCAGCCCCTTGAGGTAGCCGACCGTGTGGCCCTCCGCTGCCTGGTGCTGGATCAGTGCGTCCAGCCCTCGCGGCTGCCAGCGCTCCACGTGCGTGGAGACTCGCTCCGCACGCGCGCTCTCGGCGTCGAGCAGCGCCATCAGGCGCTCCCAGCCGGGCATCGCCGCGACGTCCTGCAGCCAGTCTCGTAGCCGCAGGAGATCCTCGGTGTCCAGCGACCCGAGAATCTCGTCCAGAGAAGGGCTCTCACCCGCCACGGGCGGAACCGTTGCAACGGCGCCGGACGACACACGGGTGCCGCGGGCCGGCCGTCTGTCGCCGTCTGCCCGCGGCACCCTTCGCTCGGGGTGTGAAGTTTCAGTTGATCGTCGGGCGGCCGCGACGACTGCGCGAGCCCGGCGTCCGCCGCGTCGGGCGCGGCCTGTGGCGCTCGATGTATCGCTGCTGGGCCGGGCTGTACGGCGCCCGCGTCGGCCGCGGCCCGTACTTCGCCCGCGGGTGGCTCGAGCTGTCGTACTCCACGCCGCCCCCGGCGTTCCAGTCGGTCTGCCCGACGCCCGGCACGAAGTCGCCGGGGACCCCCGCGTTCGCGCGCGGGCTCTGCCGCCGCGAGCGGGTCGCCGCCAGCAGCTTGCGCCCGAGCGCCATCAGCCGGTCCGGTCGCGCTCGCGGTCCGCCAGCGTGTTCAGGAACACGTAGCGGTGCTCGTCGTCGACCTTCGCGTAGGCGACGTAGCTGCGGCCCTCCTCCAGCCCCGTCACCTCGAGCGTCTGATCCTTGCCCACCGTCGCCTCCGCGACCGGCTGGCCCGCCGGCGAGCGGCCGTCCTGGCGCGCGCCCTCCGGGTACACCGCGACCTTCGTGCCCTGCGGGAAGCGGTCGGTTTGCAGCGTGACGTCAGCCATGCGCCGGAGTGTCGCTACGACCCCGGACGGACTCAGCCGCCCGGGCGCGGTCCCGTGCCGTCCCAGTAGAGCGCGAGCCCCTCGGCCACGAGCACGTCCGACACGTTGCGGGCGTCGGGCAGCGTGACCTCGGCCATCCACTCTGGGACCTCACCGCCGCCGTATTTGTACGTGCGGTAGGTGTCGATCGCGAGCACGGGGCCGACGATCATCAGCTCCTTCGCTCGCTGCGTCGCCGCTACGCCCAGCGCGGTCTTCGCCGGCTGCGTGTTGATGCGATTCAGCCGCAGGCGAATCGGGAACTGGCAACTCCCGCCGAAGCCGAGATCGCGTCTCACGAGCGCGTCGAACGTGTCGCCGTCCACGATCCGCGTCGCGAGACTGTTCGGCCAGTGCCACTCCATCAGCGCAGCGCCCGCAGCTTCCGCGCGAGCCGCCCGCCGCGGGCGAGCCGGCGCCGGGCGTCCATCGGGTTCTGGCCCGCCGCGGTGCGGCCACGGCGCATCGCGCGCTGCGCCTGCCCCGGCGGCCCCATCGACCCGCGGCCCTTCACGAGCGCGCGGTACGGCTGAGTCCGCCTCGTCGGTCGCATGGCGCCAGTGTGCCTACGGCTGCGGCGGAGTCGGCGCGCCCGCCATCTGCGGCGGCCCGCCGTTCCCGTTCTGCGCCGGAGCGCCCTGCGCCGGGTCGCCACCGCCTTGCGGCGGCGCGCCCTGCTCGTCCATCTGCTGCTGCTCCTGCGCGTGCGCCATCGCACCTTGCAGCAGCGTCTGCAGGTACGTCGGGTCGCCGGCGAGCTGAGAGAGCAGCCCGCGCGGGTCGGTCTGCGCCTCCTCCTGCAGCGCCTCCGCGACGAGCTCGAAGACGTGCTCGGGGATCTGCGGCTCCTGCGGGCGCAGGTAGCCCTCCGGGTTGTCCAGCCCGTACTTCTTCAGCGCGTACTCGCGGACCTTCACCGGATCGATGAACGGGTCCTGGCCGAACATCTGGAAGAACTGCAGGCCGTCCTGGCGGTCCTGGACCACGTTGTCCGGCGACATCGAGCCTTCTTCGTAGTCGAACTCGAACTCGCCGGCGAGCTGCTCGGGACCGATCGTGTACCACGACCACCGCCGGTCGGCCTCGCCCGGCTTTGGCGGCCCGATGATCGGCATGTCCTCGAGGATGTGCTGCTGGTTGAGCGCCGTCCACTGCGACGCGCCCGGCTTCACGACCTCCTCGACGAGCCGCTTCGTCTTGTTCGAGATCCGGATGCTCGCGGCCTGCTGCACCATCTGCACGCCCGTCGCGGTCGCCGCCGCGCCCGTCTGCCCGCCGGCGGCGCCGGACACCGTGTCGTCGATGCCGGTGATCCGCTCGATGTCGGCCTGCAGCGCCGCCTCCTCCTGGTAGCCCGACGACGGCAGGTCCGGCAGGTTCGGGAAGTACATGACCTCCTGCGGATTGCCGTCGACCGGGATCCCGATGCCCGGGCCGAACGCGAGATCGCCCGGGTCCACGAGCCCGTCGAAGTAGACGAACGGCCGCTGCAGCACGAGGCGCGCGTTGTCGCGCCGGCCGGTGCGCAGCTCGTTCATCTCGCGCTGCAGATCCTCGATCGCCTCCGGCTCGCCGATCCCGACCATCTCGTGCAGCACGCGCGTCGGGCGGTAGACCTGGAACGGGATCTCCTGGTGCCAGTACGGCAGCTTCGCCACCTGCACCGGGATCGCGCGGTCGAGCACCGTCACGACGTCCGTGCCGTCGTGCCACTCCCAGACCTCGTGCACCTGATCGCCGCGGGCGTCCGGGCGCGTGAAGCCCGTCGCCTCCATCCGGAACTGCCACGTCTCGTCGTACTTGTCGCGCGAGCCCATCTGGCGGATGTCGGTCTCGAAGTCCCAGCCGTCCGGCAGCGTCCACACGCCGCGGTCGAGCATCTCCTTCACGTAGGCGCTATCCCGCCACGAGCGGTTGATGCACCAGCGCAGCGTGTGATGGTCGTGCGCGCGCGGGCTCCAGATCCAGTCGAAGACGTCGATGCACTCCGGCATCGGGCCCTCGTAGACCACCTCCTGCTTCGTGTCCTCGACCCACTCGACGCCGCCGGCGGTGTCCGTCGCGCGGCGCAGGTAGCGCTTGTTCTTCTTCACCCGCGTGTCCCAGTACAGGCCCTGCACCCCGAGCCCGTAGGTGAGCCCCGACTTCGCGACGTCCTGCAGGATCAGCGGGTAGCCGACCTTCTGCTGCTGGGCGTCCATCGTCAGACGCACCGGCTCCACGTTGTCCTCCCACTCCGGCCGGCGCGGGCGGATCGGGATCTTCGGGTTGCTCGAGATCGTCCGCGGCAGCGTCGTCTCGATCACGCTGAAGACGTAGGGGATGAACAGGCTCTGCCCGAACGTCGACTGCGCGTCGCGGAGCACGGAGGCGACGTCGCGGCCGCCCTCCTGCGAGGCGTCGCGCCACGAGCGCTTCAGGTCCTTGTAGGAGCGGTACAGCGCGTAGTAGCGCTCCCAGCGCCGGCGCGCCTGCTCGTGGACATCCTTCGCGGACTCGAAGTCGTCGCGGACGCGCTTGAGGTTCGCCTGCAGCTCGTGGGTGAGCTCCTTCACGGGCAGCGCCTCCTCAGAGATTCGCGTCCGGCCGCGGGTCGCCGACCGTCGTCAGCGATCGGTCGACGTCCTCGTCCTCGACGTCCGGGCCGCCGTCGGCTTCCGGCTCGTCGTCCCACTCGTCCGGGTTCGGCGTGTCGGCGGGCCCCACGGGCTCGGCGCGCTGCTCGCGGACCATCGGCGAGAACGCCGTCCAGTCCACGATCACGCGGCGCGACACAGCGAGCGGCTCGCCGCCGAGCGTGTCGACCTCCACGCGCTCGGTCGTGAACGCGACCATGCCGCCGACCATGTAGAGCAGGTGCTCGATCTCCTCCATGCACGCCAGCAACTGCTCGCGGTCATAGGCGCCGAGCGGCTCGTCCGTCTCCGGGTCCCTCGCCTGCTCGATCAGCCACCGTCGCTTCGCGCTCATCCGTCCTCCGTCCGCGGTTTCACGTCCGCGGCGCAGGATGCCCGTCAGCGCGGACGGTCAGCTACGGCGCCGCTCCGACCACCATTCGGCCACGCCGGCGATCAGGACGAACACGATCGCCACGGCGAAGACCACGATGCCGGCGCCGAGCAGGGTCACGGCTTCTTGCGTCCCTCGAGTACCGCTTCGCGGTGGCGCTGCATCCACGAGGAAAAATCTGTGTCCCACGGCAGCATCACCGACGGGTGCTGACGCTCGCGCTCGGCCATCAGGCGGTCGTGGTTGGCGCGCAGGCAGCGGCGCAGGTGGAGCTCCATCGTCCGCGGGTGCTCGCCCTCGTAGACGACGAACTCCTGGCAGACGCGGCAGCGGTCGACGATCTCGCGCGTCGTGTCTACGCCGCTCACGAGCTTGCGGTCGCCGTGCTCGGCGGACGAGGGGAGCCAGATAGTGAGGCTCACGCGCGCGCCTTCCCGCGGCGCCTCGGCGCCATGCCGCGCTTGTTCGCGGTCGCGTAGAACCGCCGGGCGCCCTCCTTCTTGCCGTAGCGGCGCTCGAAGTCGCGTTTCACCTCCGGCCCGTCCCCCTTGAAGTAGTCGTGGAGTGGCATCGTCACCTTCCGGCCGTCGCGCGGCGCATCCGCGCGCTGTTGCGGTAGTCCACCGGACCCTTCGGACGGTCCGGGCGCAGCGGGCGCTCCTGCGCCAGCGCCTGGCAGATCAGCCACGCCATCAGCGCGTCCGACAGCTTCCCCGGCTCGGGCTTCGAGCGGCCGCGCTCGTCCTTGATGTACGTGAGCATCTGCACCGCCACGACGCGGCTGCGGATCCCGTCGATGCCCGCGCGCAGCAGCTCGTTGCCGCGCGCCTGCATGATCGGCAGCGTCCGCGGGTCCGTCGACCAGCCGAGCCGCTCGGACTCGTCGCGCGTGCGATGGTCCGCCGCCGAGCGCCGGTACATCCGCGGGTAGTGGAACTCGCGGGCGATGCGCTGCACGTGCGGCGTCCCCCAGCCGCCCGTCACCTCCACGCCGATCCACGCCTTGTTGAACAGCAGCGCGGCGAGATACGCCTGCAGCGCCACCTCGTCGGGGTCGATGCCCTGTCCGCGCCACTCCGCCACCTGCACCAGCGTCCGGTGGTCGATGACCTGGATCGCGGACTCGGCCTCCGCGCCCTCGTTCTCCTCGCCGGACTCCGGATCGACGCCGACGATGTACTGGCCGTCCGGCTTCGGCGCCGACCACAGCCGCCAGCGCGTCGCCTCGCCCTCCTGTGCGCGCTTACGCGGCACCCACAGCGCGCGCTGGGGCACCTCGATCGTCACGCCGCGCTGCGAGCGGATCGTCCGCGGCTTGTCGCCGCGCAGCAGCCCGCGCGCCGGGCCGCGGCGCTCGGCCGTCGGCACCGCCGGGTCGGACTCGTCCACGCGGGCGAGCACCCGCTGCACGTACTGCGGGCGGAAGATCCGCCGGCCCGTCGACAGAAACGCCTCCTCCGGCGTGGACGGATACTCCTGGTGGAACTTCTCGACGTCGCCCTCGGTCTTCGCGGCGATCGTCTGCCGGCGCCAGTGCAGGTGCTCGAGCACGCGCGTGCGCAGGTCGCGGTCTGACAGCGGCGGGTCGCCGAACTCGCGCTCCCACTCGCGGATCCGCGCCGGGATCAGCTCGAGCAGCTCGGGCTCGTCCTCGCCGTAGGCGCCCTCGCCCACCATCGCCTCGAACTCGCCGCGGTCCTCCGGCGAGCGGAACGCGCGGCGGTAGCCGAGCTCCTCGAACCACGGCGTGAAGATCGGCAGGTAGCCGCTCGAGCCCTCCACCGCCGCGTCCCACGAGTCCTTGAAAGCATTGTGGCCGTTCGCGGTCGACTCGTCGATGATGAGCGTGTCCGGGTCGTCGGGCACGGCGTTGACGAGCGACAGGCGCTTGCCCTGCGCCTCCCAGAACGCGCCCTCCGACATGTGCAGCGTGCGGATCGTCAGGCCGCGGCCGCGCGAGCTCGACTGCGCCGTGCCCGCCGTCTGGATCTGGATCTGCGAGTTGATCCCGACGATGCCCTCGCGGCGCAGCATCGTGGACGGCTCGCCGAACATCAGGAACTTCTCGCGCAGGCCGTTGCGCTCGTAGGCCAGCGACGGCTTGATCTCCGCGGGCAGGCGCGCCCACATCAGCCGCCCGATGCCGAAGACCTCCGCCGACGTCAGGCCGTCGTGCGCGACTACCATCGCCAGGTGGTTCGGGATCTGCGTCGTGCGCTGGATCAGGATCCCCTGCGCCTGCGTGCTGAACCCGATCTTGCGCGCCTTCAGCTCGACGGCGCGCATCGGCTCGCCGCGGTCGCGCTGCGCCATCAGCCCGAGCGCAACGCGGAGCTGCGGACGCTTCAGGCGGAACGGGATCACCTCGCCCTGCGCCGAGACGATCTTCAGCGCGTGCTCGGGGTAGTAGGCGAAGTCGGTCCGCAGGCGCTGGCGAACCCGCTCCCGTGCCTCGTGGTCCGTCACCCGTTCCTCCTCAAACGCTAGGCGCCCCGGACCCGCTAGGACAGGCCCGGGGCGCCCTTTCTGGGGTAGTTCTCTACGACTGGTAGTAGCCGCTCGGCGCCGACCCGCCGACGCCCTTCGGCCGACGCGGGCGGCCGCCGACGCGGAACACGGCGCGCGTGCCCTTCGCGCCGTAGTGCACGTGATACGTCGCGCCCTTCAGCGTGATCGGGACGTAGGTCTCGCCCTTGCGCGGCCCCGTCGTCGCGACCTTCGGCGCCGCCGCCTTGCCGCCCGCCGCCTCGAGCGGATCCTTCGTCTTCCCGGTCCGCTTCATGTAGGCGTCGCGCTCCGGATGCTCGCCCGTCGTCAGCAGCCCGTTCGCGGCCCCCGTCGGGCGCGTCACCGACTGCGACAGGTTGACCGCCTTCAGCGTCTGCGAGCGGCCGGCCTTGCGCGGCGGCAGCGTCCCGGGCGCGCCGAGACTGACACGCTTCTTCGGGGTGAGGACCAGCTTGTTCGCGAGCGCCATCAGGCCCCACCTCCCGGGAGCTTCAGGTAGCGCTCGGTCGCCTGCGCGCGCTGCTCGGCCGTCTTCCGGTCCGGCGCGAGCCCGGTCTGCCCGCCGCGCGCGCCGAAGGCCGACCACTGCCAGCCGCCGGCGAGCACGTTCGGCGCGACCGACCAGCCCGACCCACGGCCCGCCGTCGTGGTCATCGTGACGCCGGGGATCATGCCTTCCCCGCGATCTCGTCCTCGTCGTGGTCCTCCGGCACCGCCGGGGCCACGCGCGCGCCGCCGGCGCCCGACGTGCCCGACCGCGGCTCCTGCGCCGCCGTGCCGGGCGGAGGCTGCGGATCGGCCGCGTCCGCCGCGGCCTTGCCGAGCTCCTCGGTCTTGTCCGGGCGGCGCGGCTGCGGGTCGGGCTCGACGACGACCTCGTGCGAGCCCTCCGCGTCGGAGATCGCGTCACGCTTCTCGTCCGCGGTCATCGACGAGCGGCCCTCGATGTCCAGCTCGCGCGCGCGGTCGTCGAGCTCCTCGCCGCGCAGGTTCGAGCCGGGCGTGCCCTCGCCCTCCGCGATGCGGCGCTCGACCGGCGTCATCAGCTCCGGGGTCGACGCCGCGGACGCGGGGACGCCCGCCAGCGGATCGTCGGGCGGGTCGGTCACGACCGCCGTGCCCGGCGCCGCCGGCGCGCGCACGTCGGGCGAGACGTCCTCCTCGCGCGTGATCTGCGCCGTCGCCGCGGACTCCGCGCCGATCGTCCGCACCTGCACCACCTCCGCGCCGACCTCCTGCACGAAGCTGACCTCGTTGCCAAGCTCGTCGCGCGCGGTGTACGAGCCGGGCGGCAGATCGCGGATCGTCAGCGGCTGGTCGTCGTCGGGCACCTCGTACATGCCGACCGAATCCCCGAACCCGCCGCCGGCGCGGAACACCCGCGCGTGGCTGCCGGGCTCGAGGCCCTTGCGTGCCTTGCTCACCGCTTCGTCTCCTTCGCCTTGAACGAGTCGCAGACCTGCGTCGCGCGGACCGGATAGCCGTACATCATGCACTCGCCGCGGCCGAAGAACTGGCAGCCGCCGCAGTTGCTGCGAGCGTTGCCGGCCCGCAGGTTCGGCGGCTTCGTGGCCTTCCTCATGCGCTCGGCGAGAGCCATCAGCGCAGAGTGACCGGCGCGCCGGACGGGTTAGCGCTCGGCGGCGTCGCTCTCGCCGGCGCGGGCAGAGCCGAACTCGGCCAGGAGCCGGTCGCGCGTCTCGGCTTCGATCTCCGCGCGCTCAGGCACGACGGCCTTCCGGCTGGTTCCACAGTTCGGTCCGGGCCGCGTACAAGAGCCTGTCCATGCGCAGGATTGCGGCCTCTCGGCGCTCGGACTCAAGCTCCGCACGCAAACGCTCGACGTCCTCAGATGGCGGGTTCTCACCGAAGTAGATGTCGCCTTGCTCGTTCACGGCATACCTCCTTTTGATCTCCGCGCGCTCAGGCATCGACGACCGGCACGCCAGAGTCGCGCTCACTCATGGGGCAACACCTCCGCGCAGACGCGAGCCGCCGCGGCCATGCGCTCCCACCGATCGGCCAGCCGCAGTAACTCGTCGTGCCAGTACGAACCGCCCGCGTGATGCATCGGGCCGCGACCGGGCTCGTAGGCGCAGCCCCACACGTCACGGTGGATCGTCCAGGCCGCTCGCTCGACCTCGGGCGTCAATCGCCCTCTCGGCGGGGCGCTCACGTCGGGCACACGGCCCCCGTCACCAGCCATCACGACCTTCCTCGGAACCTGCTTTGGCGTGGCATCTACTTCGCCTCCATGTGCTCAAGCGCCCGACGAATCCAGTCCACGGCATCGATCGTTTCTCGCACCGCTCTGTAGCGGCGCTGGGGTGAGGTAGCTACGCCGCTTAGTTGCGCGTACGCCTGGGCGATGTGGCCTTGCGCGTTCGCGAGATGCCGCGCCGCCTCAAGTCGTTCGTGCAGCGCCCGCTCAGACTCGCTTTCGTGGGAACTCATGCCTGCTCTCCGTTCTCTCTCATCGCCCGCCGCCGCGTCCAGCCGTCACGACAGCGCACCAGTCCCGCCCGCACGCGAGCCCGCCGGCGCGCCTCCATCTCCTCGCCGTCGCGCGCGAGCTCGGCCGCGGTGAAGTAGTCCTCGTCGTCGCCGGCGCCGTGCGTGTCGGCGTCGCGCGCCGCGAGCGCCTCGTCGCGGAGATGCGGATCCTCCATCAGGCGGCCCCCGCGCCCCATCGGCCCGCAGCCACGGTCTTGCAGTCGCAGACCGGGCATCGGGCGCTATTGAAGCCGCCCGGCGCGCGATGCCCCTTCGCGATGACGAGCCGGCCGGTCCAGCCGCAGTTACAGCAACTGCCCGGCAACGTGTAGGTCCCGCGCCCGGCACAGCACCCCGCGAGATTCAGCGTGCCCTGCGCCATCACCGCACCCCCCACGAGAAAGCGGCCGGGCGCAGGAGGCGAGGTGTTCCGGCCACCCTCCCAGCACCCGACCGCGCAGCCGCACCAGCAAGAGCAGCCGCGGCGCAGCGTACACGCTCGGCGGTCACGACTCCACCCGACCCGAGCGCACGTCGTCGCAGTGGACGCAGCCGCAGCCCTCACGATGCCCGGTCCGCTCCGCGGCGCGAGCGTCGCGCGTGCGCAGCAGATCCCGCCGACGTCGCAGCAACTCGCCCCGCGACACCTCAGCGGGCGCGCCGGCCGCCGGACGGGAGGCGACCGGCGCCCCAGGCGAGGAGGAAGCCCGAGATCCCGCGCCGCGCACCCTGCCAACCCGCGCGGACCGACCATCGCGCTCGCCGCCCTCCCCGAGATCCGGCACGCCCGCCTCCGCCAGGCCCCGCGCCTCCCGCAGCGCCCACCGGACCACCGCCGTGCGCGGCACCCGCCGGGCCTGCGCGTAGCCGTCAACCCACGCCAGCAGATCGTGGTCGACCCGCACCGTCATCATCGTCTTGCTCACGGCAGCCGCCTCTCGATCGCATCGACCCGTGCCGCCACGCTGCGCCGCTCGTCGAACAGCCGCAGATAGTCCTCGCGCACCCGCTCGACAGCGGCGCCGTGAGCGCGCGACAACCCAGCGCCGGCCGAGCCCGAGCCGGCACCGCGTAGACCAGCCCGACCAGGCCAGCCGCCACGATCACGTCGTCGCGCAGCCCGCGACACCTGCGCATCGGCCTCGGACCCGCCTCGTCAGCGTCGCTCATGGGGCGGAGTGTAATACGGTCGGCGGCGGATGTATTACGGGGGGTGAAGGTGATCTGGGCGCGGGAGGGAACCCATATTTGCGCGGGGACCCCAGCCGCTCAGCGAGGGGGTGGCAGGGGTGCAGCTCGCCCCTCGCGCCCGCCGGCCAGGTCGATTCGGGCCGCGCGACATACCGGCCCGAGTACGTCTCACCATGCGCGCAATCCCTGTAGCCATCGGGCATTGCGCCCGCCTCGAGCACCCCGAGACTGCGCCCCTCCCTCGCGTGCGTGCGCTAGTGCAGCACGAGCACAAGCGCCGATATACCGAAAGACCGTCCGCCGCACCTCTCACCTCTCGAGCCATCGGCCGAAGCTCCGCCGGCCCGATCTCCTCCGTGCGTCTCTAGTCCAGAGGCCGCGGCCCTAGTGCAAGTGCGGCACGTGCACTAGGCGCCGTTCGACTCTCCCGCGGCCAGCGCGTCGAGAAACCCGCCGCTCTCGCCGTCCCCGTTGCCGTTGGTCTTCGGCTTCGCGGTCGACGGCTGAGGTAGCCCGTTGACTGCGCGGGCCAGCGCCGCCACGTCCTTTCCGGCCCGTGCCAAAGCCGATATCTCCTCGCCAGTGGTCTTGCGCCGGCGCTGGCGCTGCAGCTTGCGCACCTCGTGGTCTAGCCGTTCCGCGAGCACCCCGAGCGTCTCGCGCATGATCTCTTCGGGCGACGAGCTCGCGCGCTCTTGCGTGGCGCGGCGCTGCTTCTCGCGGCGCACGAGATCGCCGACGTAGTAGGGCCCGATCGCGAACGCGCCGACATCATCGGACGCCCCGGGCAGCTCGCCGCGGTTCGCTAGCCGCGTCGCGTGAGCTGCGCTCAGGCCATAGTCGACAACGGCCCGCACTACAGCTTCGCGCTGAGCGTCCGAATACTTCGCACGGAATGGCATAGAGCGCCATTCTGCGCGGCTCAGCGGACAGGCTGTAGTGCATGTCCTGCACTCGGACCCCTTGACAGCCTATTCGCACCGTGCGAAGATCCCGTTTGTTCCGGTCACCCCTTCCAATGGAGGCAAGATGTCGCACAACGTCTACGGGCCCTGGTGGCTCTTTCCGCTCATCTGGTGCGTTAGCGCCGCGGTCCTGACGATCGCCAACGTGGTCGCATGAGCGCCGTTCGCGAGACTGTCGCGGGCATCGCCGCTGAGCGCGACGACCAGGCCCGCCGCTACGCGCCGCGGACTGACGCGAAGCCGACGAGCAAGCAGACATGGTTGGTCGCGCACCTGTTCGCGGAGATCGCGGGCGTGGACTGGCCGGAGACGCGCGCCGCGGCTTCGGAGCTCATCACGACCCTTCAGGCTCAGCGCGACGCCGTGCGCGCAGCCGCGGGCAACGACGGGATGCCGTTCTAATGCGCCACATCGTCTCCGCAACAGCCCTGACCACGGGCGAGCATCTCGCCATGTGCGGGTACGTGTTCCCGTCCTACCGCGCCGCGGTCGACGCGGGCCACGCCGTCGGCAACTACACGCCGACCATGACCACGCTCGCCGCGTATCACACTCGCGGCGTCGAGTGCGAGTCCTGCGCGATCCACCATTCGCGGTCCGGCGGCCATATCGGCATCGCCGTCTAGCAGCCCGCGGGCGAGCGAGTGGCGCTCCCGCCGGTTTCGATCCCGGCGCCCGCATTCGATGGACCTGCAAGCACTACAGCGCGCGGGCGCGGCCACCAGGCCGGCGCTCGAGCCGTTCGCCGATGATCTCCGCCGCCGCTTTGACCCGCGCTATGCCCGCGCGCGTCAGGTGGCCGACGAGATCCTCGCGGGCGAGCGCGACGCATACGGCCGCACCGCGGACGCCGTGCGACGCGCTGAGGGACGCGGCAACAGTCGCGGGACGTTCCAGTGCGCGGAGTGCCATCGGGTCGGGACGGTGCTATCGCCCGTCGACACGTGCCGCTCGTGCGGCTACAGCCATGGAGGAGTCAACCATCGTGCAGTCTCCGTCACCTGACGCGCTGCAGCTCGTGGCCGCGGTCGACGCCGCCGGCCGCACCGTCATCGCGCCCGACGATCGCCCGCAGGACACGCCGCGGGCCGATCACGAGGCGCTTTCACTGTTCACCGCTCCGCGCACCATGCGCGGGCAAATCTCCCTGGAGGGAATCGAATGACCGACCGTTACACCCGCCGCGACGCTGAAGCGGCATTTGAGCGACTGGCCGCGGCCGTCGGCGCGAAGATCGCCGATCCGTCCTGGAAGCTGACCGATCGTCGGCGCCTGGGCGCGTGGATCCTCGATCACAACAGCGTTTACGGCGGCTACGTGATCGAGGCATACGTGTCCGACTCGCCGCCGCGCGACGAGCGCAAGCAGGCATACACCGCGGTCACGCGCCCGATGGGCGACACCCGCCGCAACGCGCGCGACTTCGCCGACGCTTGCCACTTCGCCGCTCGGGCGATCGAGGCGGCGCGCGGGGGCAACGGGTCCACTCGCGAGATCCGCAAGCGCTACGCGCCGCGCATCGCCGCGTGATCCCGGACGTCGGCCGTTGGCCGCCGATCCCTGCGACGCGAACCGTCCCGTGGTACTGCCCCGCTCCGGCCTGTCCGGAGCGGGGCTTTCCCGTGCCGGTGCTCGAGCGCTACTCCGCGGGCCGATGGTGGCCCGAGTCGCACGACCCGCGCTGCAGCTCGTGCGGCGCGCCACTGACCGACGATCCGGACCGATGACGGACGCGGGCGCCGCGCATGAGCGAGCGACGCCGGCGCCTGCAATCCACCCGGAAGGGGACCAGTGCCGATCACCAGGACCACCATGCGCGGCGAGTGCCGCGCATCGCTGCACGATGACGAGACGGTCCGCGTTCTCGTGACCATGCCCGGCCGCGCGCTCGCCGTGAACCCGCGGACCGATGCGCTGAGCGTCATCGTCCACATGGACCCGCGCGAGGTGCGCGAGCTGCACGAGACGCTGACCGCGTTTCTCGCGGGCGAAGATGACGACACGGCCGCATGGCGCCTGAGCCGCGCGGCCGCCGCGGAGCCGGACGCATGACCGCGGCCGTCCTGGTCTGGGCCGCGCTCATCGCGCTATGGGGGCTCGCCGGCCATCTCAGGAGGCGCGCACGATGAGCGAGAAGAACACGCGTGAGAGCGCCGCGCGCGAGTACGAGCAGGAG